CCTAAAAGCTGAATTTGAAAAAATGATGGCTGGCGATGAAGGCGGAGAAGACGAAGCTGGAGACGATATGGAAGCTGGTGATGAAGAAGAGGCTCCTGAGGAGGCTCTAAACTTTGGCGAAGCTGAAGAAACTGATGAAGAAGTTGAAGAAGAAGCAACTGAAGAAGTTGAAGAATCTAAAGGTCCTAAGTCAGACATTGATGTAATGAAAGAGTATGTTCAAAAAGTAACTGCTAAAATGGGCGACAACGGCGCAAACGCTAAGTCACCAGTAGCAGGTGCTAATGACATGGGCGGTGACGCTGGCAACTTAGCACAAGGTGGCGAAGAAGCAGGCAGCAAAGCAGACTCTGCAAAAGAAGATAGCGCAGGCAACGTAAATGTTCCAGGCGGTAAGGCTTCTAAGTCAATGAAAGGCGAGCCACAAGGCCACGGCGCTGAGAAAAAAGGCGCAGGCGAAACTGCTGACAACAAAAAATCTGTTGTAGGCAAATAATATTAAGGACTAATTGATGAACAATCTTTTACGAGAGCATTTGACATTCGACCAAGCAGGAATGATTGTTGAATCTGCCAATGAGGGAAAAGACTTGTATATGAAAGGTATTTGTATACAAGGCGGAGTACGCAACGCTAACCAGCGTGTGTATCCTGTAAACGAAATTGGTAGGGCTGTCAAAACTCTCAATGATCAAATAGCAGGAGGATATAGTGTTCTCGGTGAAGTAGATCATCCAGAAGGACTTAACATTAACTTAGATCGTGTGTGTCATATGGTCACAGATATGTGGATGGATGGCCCAAACGGTTATGGCAAGTTGAAAATTTTACCAACACCAATGGGGAACCTAGTTCGCACTATGCTTGAAAGCGGTGTGAAACTAGGTGTCTCTTCAAGAGGAAGCGGTAATGTATCAGAAGACGGAAGCAATGAAGTTTCCGACTTTGAAATTATTACGGTAGACGTTGTAGCACAACCAAGTGCTCCGGGCGCCTATCCTACACCAATCTATGAGCATTTAATGAATGCACGTGGTGGTCATAAGGCATATGAATTAGCACAGGCAACAAAACACGATCCAAAGGCACAAAAGTACTTAAAAGAATCTTTGATTAATATAATCAACAGACTCCAATAAAGAGGAGAATAATATGTTGGATGCACTAAAAACTTTATTCGAAAACGATGTTGTTTCTGAAGAAGTGCGTACACAAATTGAAGAAGCATGGGACGCAAAGATTAAAGAAAATCGTCAAGCAGTTACCGCTGAACTTCGTGAAGAATTTGCTCAAAAATATGAGCATGACAAAGCAACGATGGTAGAGGCTATTGATACAATGGTTTCTGAACGTCTTGCTTCAGAAATTGAAGAATTTGCTGATGATCGTAAACAGTTAGCCGAAGCGAAAGCTAAGTATGCTGTTGCAATGCGTGAAAATGCAGATCTACTTAAAGGTTTTGTTATGGAATCTTTAAAGAAAGAAGTTTCTGAGTTACACGAAGACCAAAAAGCGATTGCTGATAAGTTTTCCAAACTTGAAGAATTTGTTGTAGAATCACTTGCAAAAGAAATTGCAGAGTTTTATGAAGACAAAAAAGATTTGGCAGAAACCAAGGTTAAACTTGTTAAAGAAGCCAAAACTAAATTCGCCGAAGTTCGTAAGAGCTTTATCGATAGAAGTGCTAAAGCAGTATCCGAAACAGTTAGCAAGGCTCTAACTTTAGAGATGACCCAATTGAAAGAAGATATTGAAGAAGCACGTAAAAATGACTTCGGTCGCAAACTATTTGAAGCGTTTGCTTCAGAATACACTAACAGTTACCTCAACGAAAAGTCTGAAACCGCTAAACTTATGAAAGTGTTATCACTTAAAGATAAGCAATTAGCAGAGGCGCAGGCTGAGGCATCTGAAAAGGAAACTATTGTTGAAGCAAAGAATGCAGAAATTAAGAAAATTCTTAACGAAGCAGAACGCAAAGACACAATTAATGAACTTACTGCTCCTTTAAGCAAGGATCAGAAAGAGATCATGACAGATTTACTGGAATCAGTTCAAACTGCAAAACTACGTTCTGCATTTGACAAATACTTACCGTCAGTTATCGACAGTAAAACTCCAGCGAAGCAGAAGGCACAATTAACAGAAGGCAAAGAAGTAACAGGCAATAGAGAAACTAACGTTAGTAAAAACGCAGACGGTGACGAGAAAGTAATTGACATTCGTCGTCTAGCGGGACTTTAATTTTTAAGGAGAAAAAAATGTCAGAACTATTAACAGGTCGCTGGCAGGAAACTAAAACTGCACTTCTAGAAGGCCTTCAAGGCACAAAGAAAGCCGTTATGGACTCAACCCTAGAGAATACTCGTAAGTATTTGGCTGAGACTGCAACTGCTGGTGCAACTTCTGCCGGTAATGTAGCAACATTAAACCGTGTGATTCTTCCAGTAATCAGACGTGTTATGCCAACAGTGATCGCTAACGATATCGTTGGTGTTCAACCAATGACTGGTCCAGTGGGACAGATCCACG